ATGCTCAAAGCTAAACGCTATCCTACCACATCCCTGCCTCGTCGCGCGCTGCTGACCGGCAGCGTCCAGGCCGCCGCTGGTGGCCTCCTCGCCGCTCTGGCCCTTTCAGTCAGCCGCTCGGGCGCCGCCAGCCCTGGCCCCATCGAGCGGTTGGAGGCTGTGCGCGAAGACTTGATGGCCCGTCTGAACCGAGAGCGCGACGAGGCCAGGTTCAACCGGCTGGTGGCCGACCTTGCCGCAACGAATGACCAGATCGCTGCCGAGCCGGCGACCGGCCCCGGCGACGTGGCGGCCAAGCTGCGGGTTCTGCGCGAAGAGATGCTGTCCGGCTCGGCCGACGGACTCGCGTTGCCGACGCTGGACACTTGCCTCGCCATCCTGGAAGGAGCCGCAGTATGACCGCCGCCACTCTGGAAACACGCCTCGCCGCTCTGGAGATTGATGCCGCTGTGGTCGCGTCGCAGGATGAGTACGACTCCGCATGCGTACTGGCGGTTGAGTTATCCGCCGGTCACAGATACATCATGCAGCCGATGGAAGCCGGAATGCAGATCGCCCGTTGGGCCTGAGAGGTAGGGTCATGACCGATATCATCCCCTTCGATTTTGATGGCTTGAACGTGCGCGTCCTCATGCGCGCCGAAGGCGAGGCATGGTTTGTTGCCGCCGATGTTGCAAAGGTTCTGGAAATCGGCCGCACTGACGATGCTGTGCGACGTTTGGACGAGGATGAGAGGGATGCGGATACTATCCGCACCCCCGGCGGCGACCAGAAAATGGTGATCATCAACGAGTCCGGCCTCTACAGCCTGATCCTGACCAGTCGGAAGCCGGCTGCGAAGCGCTTCAAGAAATGGGTCACTGCCGAAGTCCTGCCCTCTATCCGTCGCACCGGCCGGTACCAGATGCCGGCGGCGGATGAGGCGTTGGACGACGACGCGACGCCCGCCGTCGAAACCGACTATCCCGGCCGGGCCGAGCAGGAATACCGGATCTGGCTTGAAATGGTGCGTGAAGCCCGGCTGGTCGCCGGACGGGAAGCGGCTCGCCGCATGTGGGCACGGACGCCGCTGCCGCCGCTCGGCCTGGACGCGGTGGAGCCGGCAGCAACGGATGTTGAGGCGGCCGAGCGGGCGGCTGAGTGCCTGTCGCATCTGCTGCGGCGTTCTCCGGCCCCGCCGACGGGGTGGGACGGCCGGTGGCATGGCATGTTCCTGGCCACCCACGTGGCGACCGGCCGGCAGTGTCTGGTGATCGCCAACCAGCACTCGGCGTTGGAGCGGGTCTTTGCCGCCACGCCATGGGCCAATAGCGGGTGGCGGGCCGTGCTGGCGCGCTTGCCTGGGATCCTGCAAGACCAGCGGGTGGTGCGGTTCGGGCCGAGAAGCTCGCGGGCAAGCTGGGTGCCGGTCGAGCTTCTGCCCGACCAGCCGGCGGTGCCGTGATCCGTTGGAGGGTGGCGGCGCCGGCCCGCGCGTACGCCATCCTGCCGCCCGACCTGCCCAGCGGGTCGGGCGTCGTCTATGCGGTTCTGTTCTCGAACGATCTGGTGAAGGTGGGGTATTCGTCCAAGCCGCGGCGGCGCGTCGCTTCGGTCGTGTCCGAAATGGACCGTCACCACGGCGCCCGGCCACTGATGATCGGCTGCACCCCGCCCTTGCCCAACGCGGCGTCAGTCGAGGCGATCCTGCTCGCCCGTCTGGCGCCGCCTCTGCTTGGGCGGGAATGGTTCGGCGTGCCGGCCTTCGAACGCGTTCCCAAGCTCCTGGCGTCGGTCGAGGCGAACGCGCCGATCGGGCTCCCCATGCTGGACGCCGTCAGGCAGGTTGCCGCCGTGCGGCGGCAGAAGGGAAAGCGGGAGGCGCAGGCGGCGTGGCGGAGATTGGGTTTGCCTGCCCTTTAGGCAGGCAAACCGGCGATTGCGCTATCGGTGGCGGTACGGCCCGATCAGTAGCCACGTCGCCGGCGCGTCGTAATGGTAGTGCCGGCAGCTATCCGCCCCCGTCGGCCGGGGCGGCCGGCAGGTGGCCGGCGGATCGTCGAAGTTGGCGCGGTCGGGCGAGCGGCCGAGGTGGTGGAGACAGGACACTCGGGCCGGGCAGCCCCAATCGCCGCAGAGTGGGCGGGTCATGATCAGCCGGCGCCACAGCAGGGGCAGCATCCGTCGGTGTCGACCAGGAGGTGGGCGCCGCAGTCGCCGCAGCGATCTTCCGGGGCGAGCGACAGCATGTCAGGGGCAGGCGCGCGGCACCGGTCGCCGGCAGTGGCGGGATGATCACAGCCGGGGACGGCGCAGGGCATCGCGGCGATGGTCGTATCGGTCATGGAGGCGTCCTCAAAACGCAAAGCAGCCGCTGCCGGAAAGCTTGGCCAGCGATTCCCTGCAGCGGTTGCAGTGGCGATGGTGGGGGCCGTCGCTGGTGATGGTCTGATGGCACCGCATGCAGGGGCGCTGCCGCTTCGCCGGCGCTGTCGCATCCTCAACCCGGGGCAGGTCGAGGATGCGGGCGCCTGAGGTTGGATAGATGCGGTTGGCGCCCTTCTCGTGCCTGATCTCGACCAGGCCGCGGTCGGCAAGATGCCGGCTCCGGAGGCGGCCGCCCTCGGCCGACAGGTTCATGGCCTCGCCGAGCTGCACCGATGTCATCGGCCGGCCGGCGTCATGGTAGGCGATCACCAGGGCGAGGGCGCGCCGCAGGTCGCCCTCGGAGACGAAGGGGCCGGCCATTACGCCGCCTCCGCGCTGCAGGTGGTCAGGCTGGCGAGCCAATCCGTGATGATTTTTTCAACCTTGTCGGCCGGCATCGGCATCCCTTGGATGCTGGCCACGCCATCATGGAAATAGGTGATCCGATAGAGATCCGGATCACCATTCTCCTCATTGTCGACCGTGTCGCAGGTCAGGCCGAGGAGGGTGGGGCCGGCGCCGCGAATGGTAATCTTGGACTGGCCATAATCCGGGTGGCGGGGCAGGGCGTCGGCGAAGCTGTCAAGAAGCACGCCAGACAGGTCGGCATGCTCGGAGATCACGAAGGCGAAAGTCTGCAGCTTCACCGGCTCCTTCTCCTCCTCCTCCTCCTCGATCTGGCTGTCGTCGAACAGCTGGTCGATCGCCGCGTCGGCCTCGGCCGGCTGGTCGACAAGCGGCGCGGCCGGCGCCGGTGGGTGCCCGACGCTCTGCAGCCACCCGCGCATGACCGAGGCCATTTCGTCCGGAGTGGCATCGCCGTGCCGTCCCTCGATTCCGATGATCCAGTATTCGCCCGGGCAGGTCTTCGCCGCGTCGAGCAGCAGGCGGGCGCCATCGGCGGCGAGGTAAATCTCGGGCTTGCCGAAATCCGGATGCTGGGGCAGCTCCGCTGCTACGAAGTTCACCAGGTGCTGGAGCTCCAGAGTTTTCGCTTTGATCCACCGCACCGTTGCCGTTGTTGGCTTGCTCTTGGCGGCGTTGATCGCGTCGACGATGTCGAGCTGCTGCGGCTCCGCCGCCTTCGGCGCCAGGTGCGCGGCAGCGCGGAGGCTGGCCATGATCGTCTTTTCAGGCGCGAAGGTCATTTCCGCCGGCACAAGTCGCACATCCTGGTCGGCGACGTGGCGGGCGATGGTATCGCGCAAGTCGGCGACCTTGTAGCCGGCCATAGTCTCCTCGCCGATCGGCAGGCCATAGCGGCGGTTGGCCTTGCACCAGGCGTTGATCTGGCGGGCGAGGGCGAGGAGGTCCGCGCGCTGCAGCTTGGACAGATAGTCCGCGTCGATCCGCCAAGCTTCGGCCATGTCGACCTGATAGCGCCGGGCCGCCATGATCGCGAGGGGGCGGTCGCCCAGCGAGGGGCCGTCGGCCCCGTACTGCGCCCAAGATCCGCAGCGGGAAGCGACCAGGGCGTCGAACAGATTGGCGACCTCGACGTCGGATAGCTGGCCGATCGCCTCATAGATGCCGGCGCGCGGCTTAAGGTCGACCTCCTTGTATCCCGGCCTGAAAGACAAAAACTGTCCGTCTCTACGGTCCGGATCAAGCGTATCGAAGGCAGTGGGGCCGAGGCGGTCCCGCCAGGCTTGCAGGTGCATGGCCACTTCCGGAGCGACTGCGCGGCCTTCGGGCCCGGTGCTTTCCGTCCGGATCTTCGCGATCGTCCCATCGCCGAGCAAGGCGACGATGGCCATCTCAAGGGCGGCACGATGCCCGGTCCGCAGGATCGACGATTGCAGCGCCACCGTCTTGCACCGATGGGCATGCTCGCGCCAGCTGGTGCCGATCGCAGCGACGGCGTCGCCGGAGGCCTTCGCCTCGGCCTTCGTCGGCACCGGCGGCGCCTTGCCCCGGCACACGCCTTCGACGATTTCGACGGAGAGGTCGGCGCGGACGGCGATCACAGCCCCATGCACGGCAGGGTCGGCGCGGCCCCACATCCGGTCGAACCCGTAATCGGACGAGATGAAGTAATTGCCCTTCTGCTTGACCTGCTCGACGAAGGCCCATTGCCGGGCGAGCTCTTCCGCTTTCGCCCCGATCGCGGCGGTCTGCAGCTCGCGGAACTGCTCGACATCGGAAAAGCGCTTGGTCTGGCTGTGCTGGCCACCGACGGTGTATTCGCCCGTGTAGAGGTTGAGGTCGAAGATCGCCTTGGAGACCTCCGGCAGCCCTTCGGCGATGCGCCGCTTGATCTCCTCGCCGTTCTCATAGCCGACGTCGCCTTTCTCGATCGCCTTGACGATCCCCTTGCGCTCGGCCGGGGTCAGGCGCACCAGGATGCGGGCGGTCTCCATGTTGATCGTGCCGGCGGCGAACAGCGCGCGGGTCTCGTCGTCGAGGCCGGTGGCGATCTGGATGCGCAGCTCCACCCACCGCTTGGTTTTGCCGTAGGCGGCGGCGATCTCCTCGGTGCTTTTGTCGCGCTGCCGCAGCAGGGAAAAGGCGTCGCCTTCCTCGAGGGGATGCATGTCCTGGCGGTTGACGTTCTCGGCGACGGCGATCTGCAGCAGCTCCAAGTCGCCGACGTCGCGGCGGATCACCGGCACGCGATGGTCGGGCAGCCGGTCGAGCGGCCACCGGCCTTCGGCGAACAGCTTTTCCAGGGCGCGCAGGCGGCGGCCGCCGATGTAGACTTCGCGCGCCGACGGGATGTTCTCAAGGTAGTCGACGGCTTTGCGGGCGGTCAGAGGCTGCAGCAACCCGTTCACGGCGATGCTGTCGGCGAGCTCCGCGATCTCGTCCTCGGGGAAGCTCTTGCGAGGGTTAAGCGGGCTGGCGATCAGCGCTTTGATGTGGATGAGCTCGACCTCTCCGGCGGCCGGTGCCGGCGGGGCGACGGAGGGCTGCGCCGGGGCTGGCGGCGGTGCGTCGGGGAGGGGCGCGGATTTCCTGGCGCCGCGGGTGCGGGCAGCTGGCGCAGGGGTGCTTTCCGCCGTGAGGGCGGGCTCGGCATGCAGGGTCATGGCGGAGGCCTTTCGGATGCTCGCTTGCTGCGAACGGCGTTCGCGAGTAAACACAGTGTGAACTATCCGAAAGATTTGTCAACGCAGTGTTGACTTTTTACCGATGGGGTCGGTGGAAACTGACCCAACAGGGGATTGTCGGAAACGCACGGAATGCGTTTCCACGTATGCGGGTCTGGCGTAGATCGCCGGGAACACGAACGAATGTGAGCAGGATTTGCCGCCGCCAGTTGCCTTAGCTGACTGGATCGTCAGTCCGGCATAGCCGCGAGTTTCTCGGCGATCTGGTTGGTCAAAGTGTACGGCAGTTGCGCCGGGTTTCCCTTGTAAATCCAATCAAGGGAAATGTTGAAGCGATCGGAGAAAGCCAACATCGGCGTCAGGTCAGGGCGCCTGTTTCCGGCTTCGTACTGGGACCAAGCTTGCTTTGTTACACCAACCATCTCCGCCATTTCACCCTGTTTCGCGCCCAAAGCCTCTCGGGTCGCGCGCAAGCGGCGACCGATTTCTTGTCGGCTCTGGAGTGGGTGGCGGGGCTGGTAGTTCACGAACGCACTCTGCCCCAGCCCCTTTGGCGTGTCAGTCAACGCCGCGACCCTCTTGACGCAGTCAACGCAGTGTGAACTTTATTGAGCGAACGAGGTACCAACCCCGAGGCTCTATGTCGACGTCCCTCCTCAAAATCGCAAATCCGCAAGCCGTGAAGGGCGACCCTGCCGGCGGGGCGCTGGTCAAGGCCTTGGGTGTCAGCGTCGTCGCCGCCGGCCTTGGGGTGACCGTGCCCTGTGTCAGTAACTGGGTGCGCCGCGGAGTTCCCCGTGCGCACCGCTTCTTGGTGGCGCAGATCGCCGAACGCAGAGGTTTCGCGGTGCCGGACGGCTTCCTGCCCACCCTGGCGGGAGACAACGCATGCGCATGACCTCGCCGGCATTAGGGCGCCTTGGCGATCGGGCCGCCCACCTGTTCCGTCGGCAGCCCGGCGAGGACGTGCAGCTCCTGGATCATCGCCCAGAGGGCGAGCCCATCGTCGGGGAAGTCGTTGATCAAACCGGCCAGTCCGTCAATGACGAGACGGGCGCGATCCTGGCGGGAGAGGGTGAGGGGGGCGACCATGTCGGGGTGGCTCCGGCAGTTGACACGGAAACCGTGGATCAGCGCGGGCGCGAAAGCTTGTGGAAAGTCGGACTGCCTTTCCACAACAGGGTCGAGCTCGCCGGCGCCGTCGAGCGGGTGACCCGCCCGGCGGCCCGCCTGATCAACCGAAACAAGCCGGAAAGCCTGTCCTACGCCATGACGGCCGCGGTCAACGCGCTCGGCGTCAAGGAAGTCTCCGAAGTCACTGGCCTGTCGAAGTCGGCGGTCTATGCCGGCTGCGATGCCAGCGACAGCAGCCGCGGGTTCCCGGCCCTCCCCTTTGAAACCGTCCTCAAGCTTTCGGTGATGATGAATCGGGTTGGCGGCCGAGGCGAAGTCTTCGCCCTCCCGTTCCTGCTGCGCTCGGCCGAGGCGCGGGCACCGGTGGCGCACTCCGCGCACCTCCTCCATCAGGCCTCGCACGTCACGGCGCTGTACGGCCGGACGGCTGCCGCGCTCTGCAAGCTTTTTGACCGAGCCGAGAATGCCCACAGGCCGGTACCCCTCGACCCCCGGGAGCGGGACGAAGCGGTGGCGGCAATCGACGCGACGATCGAGGGGCTCACTGCCCTCAAGTCGCAGCTGCTGACCAGCACATGCCTCCCGCCCCTTTTCCCGCTGCCCATGCAAGCCGAGGAGACCGAGCCATGAATGCCCTTACCGTCGAACAGCGTTACAACCTGCTGTGCATCGCCGATGTTCGTGTCGCCACTTTCCGCAGCGTCGACGACCTGGTCGCCGCAGCACGGCAGTTGGAGGCTTTCGTTGTCAATGGCGCGGCCCCAGTGGCTTTCCTTCGCGGTCCGGGAGAGGTGGTGGCCGAGCGTGGCATCGACCTGGAGGACCTCGGCCTCGGCAATGAGGGTGCCGCGCGTGACTGGCTCCCCGAGCTCGAACCGGGTGAGCCGGGCCGGACCTATCGAGATCCACTAACCGAAGCGCGCGCACATCCTGTTTCTGCCGACGTGCCGGTGATGTCATCGCCGGATCAGGGGCAGGCTACTGATCCGCTGGAAGCGATATTCGCCCAATTGCAGGCGGCAGTCGAAAAGGGACTGCCCTGTCCGCGAAATGTCGACCTTGGCGAGCCTATCGGCCTTTTCGGCGGTCCCATTGTCGCCTCGCTGGTCGGCAAGCTGCGCGACGACGGCCGCATCGAAGTCGAATCCCGCGGGTGCAAGCGCCGCGTTGCCATTGGCGGTCGCTGGACGTTGTGGACGGGTGAAACGCCCGTCTCGGCCGCGCCGGCGTCTGATCCGCTTGAAACCGCTGTCCTTTTCCTGCGGTCGCGCGGCTTCACGGTGGTCAAGGTTTTCAACGATTGGCTGCTCAATGACCGCGACGTGACCCCGGCGGAGCTAATCGCAAAGGCCGAGCAGGTCCGGACGCGCTCGCCGAATTCCAAAACGGTATAGGAACACAGTTGCGTAATACGCGCATATGTACCCAATTTAGGACATACAGCCTATTTCAGGGAGGGTGCGGGATGGCTGGGTTTGTTCGGGATGCGGCCATGGTGGCAGCCGATGGCTTGGAGCGGATGCCGAATCTGCGAATGATCGATTATCTCGCCGGTTATGCCGCCGGCTCGGATGCCATGGCCTCGGGTGTCGTCGATCTGCCGAACAACGCGCCGCGGTCGCGGTGGTGGCGGTTCGGCTGGCTGGTCGGTCGCCTCGCCGCACGCGAACGGCGTTCGCCCGCCGACCTCGGCCGCTTCCTGCGGTCCTGCGGGCAACCCATCGAGGCGAATCCTTGGCTGCGCGACACGCCCTCGGGCATGGCCTTCGAGGAGGGGTGGCGGGCATGACCGACAGCGAGCGCGAGCTGATGATGGCTGTCAATGCGGTGCTGCTGTCCGGCAAGCGGCAGGTCGAGCTCGAGCGTGCGCGGCTGCAGGCCGCGGTCGACGCGCTGACCGGCGAGGGCCCCGCCACCCTGCGCGTGCTGCGCGAGCGGGCGGTCGACCTGCTGGCCGGCCGCGGCGACCTCGCGGCGCTGCGCGTGGCTTTGCTGGCCTATGCGCAGAGCGTGACTGAGACGATCCGGTCGCAGACGGCTTTCCGGCCGTCGCGGACCGTGGTGCCGACCAGCGCCGCCGTGATCGCTGGCCTGATCGAGGATTGAGCGATGGCGGCCGCGGGCTTCAGCGAGATCGATGCGCGGATCGCCGCCTTCGTCCTGATGGAGGCTTCGGGCCGTCCGGTGGCGCAGCTGTGGGCGGCGCTGCTGCCCTATCTGCCGCGCCGCGAGGCCCGGCGCCGGCGACCGACGTGGTCAACGGTCCATGACCGGCTAAGCGACCTGCTGCTGTCCGCATACCTGCTCGACCAGGCCGGCGAAGCCTCGCCCCGCCACGACACCACCCGCCTGCTGATCGTTTTCCAGGGAGCCCATTCATGCGCGCCTATGGCCTGACCCCGCGGCAGCGCGACTGCCTCTATGCCATTGCCGAAATGACCCGGGCGACGGGCGTTTGCCCGACCTATGCCGAGATCGGCGCCGAGCTCGGGCTGGTCAAATCCAACGTCCACCGCCTCGTGCATGGCTTGCGCGAGCGTGGGTGGGTCGAGGTCCTGCCCAACCGCAAGCGGTCGATCGCACTGCTGCGCGAGGTCAAGGTCGAGGATGACCATTTCGCGTCGTATGAATGGTCGCTTGCCCCCGACCTGCCGGCGGCCGGGTGACGCCATGAGCTACTCGCCCGCATTCCTGTCGGAGCTGCGCGCCCGGACGTCTCTGGCCGAGCTGGTGGCCAAGCGCCTGCCGCTGACGCGGGCCGGCCGCGAATATCTGGCCTGCTGTCCCTTCCACAATGAGAAGACGGGCAGCTTTACGGTGGTCGAGGAAAAGGGCTACTGGCATTGCTTCGGCTGCGGCGCCAACGGCGACGCGATCGCGTTTTTGATGCGTCATGACGGCCTGGATTTTCAGGTGGCCGTGCGGCAACTCGCCGAGGATGCCGGCATGATGGCCGGGCCGGGCGTCGAGCGGAAGCCGCTGCGCCCGATGGCGGCGCGGCCGACGGTCGAGGAACAGGCCGAAGAGAAACACAAGAAAATCCGCCGGGCCGTCAGGCACTGGCGCGCGACCAGCGAGGCCGCCGGCACCGCGGTCGAGACGTACCTGCGCGAGGCACGTGGGATTGCACTGGACCGCATCGGCGGTATCCCGCCCACGATCCGCGCCTCGCGGGAGCTTGCCTACCAGTATTCGACGCCCGGCGGCACCGACGGCAAGCCCCGGCCAACCCGCGTCCTCGGCACATGGCCGGCAATGGTCGCGGCCATGTGCCTGCCGAGCAAGCGGATCGTCGGCGTGCATGTGACCTGGCTGGCGCCCGACGGGTCGGGCAAGGCGCGGATCCCCAATCCGGAGGCGCCCGGCGAATTCCTGCCGGCCAAGAAGATGTTCGGGTTGTCGGCCGGCGCCTCGATCTGGCTGGCGCCGGTGTCCGGCCCGGCGCTGGGGTGGGCCGAGGGAATCGAGACCGGGCTGTCTGTCCGCGTCGCCTGCCCCGAGCTGCCGGTGCATGCCTGCGGCAGCCTCGGCAACATCAGCGGCCGGGGCGACCCGACCCGCCGCGGCGCCCCGCATCCGGACCTGCCCGGGCGCTACCTGCCGACCCCATACCCCGATCTCGGCGATGCTGGCCTGCTGCCGCCGGAGGGCGTGCGCCGGATCGTCCTGTTGGAGGATGCCGACGGCAAGGATCCGGCCGCTACGGAGGTGCGCTATGAGCGCGCCGCCCGGCGCCTGGTCGCGCGGGACTATGAGGCCCTGCGCGCTACGCCGCCGACCGGCATGGACTTCAACGATTTGCTGATGCACGGGGAAGCGGCGTGAGGCGCTTCCGGCCGATCGACCTGCGGACCTCGGGCGCCGTCGCCGGCGCCATCCTGCACATTCGACCGGACGTCGAGCCGCGGGCGCTGCTGCTGCTGTGCGCACGGCTTGCCTTGTACCATCGGGACGTGCCACGTGCGCGCCGGCGCCTGCTCGACGCGGCGATCGACGCGACGGCCGAGGACCTGCGGCGCGCCGAGCAGCTGCTCTACACCTTCCTGCTGCGCGGCTGCGACGTCACCCTGCCCGGGTGGGCGGCGGCCGCTTTCTCCGCCTTCCTGGCGCGCTCGCCCTTCGGACCCGCCCTGCCCCCTCCTCACCCCTGGCTTGCCGAGGAACGTGCCCGTCGGGCGCGTGTCGCGGCCAATCGCTCCACCCATGGAAGGAAACGCGCATGACGCCCACCGCCTCCACCGCCCGGGCCGACATTGTGGCCGAGCGGATGCGCCAGCAAAGCCACGAAGGCTTCACGCCGTCCGAGGACGACCAGTATGTCCGCGGCGAACTGGAGCTGGCCGCCCTTACCTACATCCATCAGGCGGAGACCCATTTCCGGCTTCCGGAGGCGGCCTATCGCGCCACCAAGTCCGGGGCGCTGTGGCCATGGGCGGAGTCCCGGTGGAGGCCGCACTCCGTCCGGCACGACCTGGTGCGCGCCGGCGCCCTGCTGCTGGCCGAGCTGGACCGCCGGTTCCGGGCCGGGCAGACGGACGGCTGCTTGCTGCTCGCCGATGCCATCGATCGGGTGGTCGTGCGCATCGACCGGTTCGAATATGGCGGGCCGCCGATCCCCTGGACCTCGCCGCATGAGTGCCTGTTGCTGCTGGTGCTGGCCGGGCCGGTCGACCTGACCGAGGCGGACGTCGCGGCCTGGACGCAGGGGCAGCGGGAAGAGGCCGCCGACTGGTCGGCCAAGGTCTACGCTGTCGGCGGCGATCTGGCGGCCGCGCCTCCCATGCCGGCCTATGTGCGCATGAAGACGCCGGACGAAAGCCGGGTGATCTGCGCGAACTGCGGCCATGTGGGTCCGAACCCGCCGGCGCCCGCCCTGAGTTGCTGTCCGGAGCGCAGGCCGGTGCCGATCGACAGCGATGCCGGCCGGGTGGCCGCCTACACGTTCGAGCCGGCCGCGGTCGACCTGGTGGGCGAGCTGCGCCTCGGCATGACCCGCCTCGCCGCGATCAAGGCCAAGGCCGAGGCGCAGCGCCGTCATCGACTGCCGTTGTGAGGAGTGGTGATGCCCGAGTTTTTCCTACGCAGGAATGACCCGCTACAGCCGATCTATGCGCTCGACGTCGCTGCCGGCCGGTGGTGGATGGTCGCTTCGCGCATTGGCGTGATGCCGGAGCTGGGTGGCGCCCTGCCCGATGGAGGCGCCCGGTTCCGATCCTCCGCTTTCGAGCAGGTCTGGCCGAAGGCGGAGGCGGATGGGGTGGTCACCTACACCCGCGCCAAGCCCACGGAAGCGGCCGACGCATGACCGGCCGCGCCCCCTCCGACCCCCGCGAGCATTGGTGTGCCGCAGGCTGTGGCCGGTGGGGCGCGTGGGGGATCGGGCCGACCTGGTGGTGTGCCACCCATCGGCCGAAGGCCGAGGAAGCGCCCGCCGAGGCGGTCACCAAGCGAACGACGTTCGCAGAAATTCGAAAGCAAGGGAGCTTGTTTTGAGCGTCAATCCGCAAGCATCGCCGTCCGCCGGCCCCGCCTTGCGCGTCGTCTCCGGCGGCTTGGACGCTGTGCGCGCCGTCGTCGAGACGGCGCAGCCGGCGGTCTTTGAGGATGATGAGGATGATGAGGGTGGCGGTGGTGGCGGTGGTGGCGAACCGCCGTCCCGCCGGGCCGATCTGGCCGATTGCCCGGTCAAGCCGCTCGGTCACCACGATGGGACCTATTACTTTCTTTCGCCGACGGGCGAGTTGCGGTCGATGAAGGTCCGAGACTTCTCGGCTAACGGGCTGCTGTCCCTGTTCAGCGGCGATCAGAGCTGGATGGTCACCAACTTCCAGCGGCTGGACAAGGACGGCAACCCGATCAACGATTTCATCGTGCGGGGCGTCGTCGGGCATCTGATCCGCATCTGCGAAGCTGTCGGGCTTTTCGATCCTGGTTTGCGCCTGCGCGGTCGCGGGGTGTGGCCTGGAGGTGCCGGGGAGGATGGCCGGCCGGTGTGCGTCCTACACGCCGGCGACCGCGTCGCCCGCATCGCCGGCGGCGTCATGGAGTGGCACAGGGCGGGCTATTGGGAAGGGCGATCGGTCTACCCGGCGCGGCCGCGCGTCGACGTGCCGGACTTCAACGATCCGGCCTCGGCCGCGGACGGCGGGCGGATCGAGGAGCTGCTCGGCCTCTGGCGCTGGGAAGGCGCTGCCGATGCGATGCTGCTAACCGGGATCATCGGTGCCGGTCTCTTGGGGGGCTTTCCGGACTGGCGCGCACATGGCCAGATCGCGGCCGCCCACGGGTCGGGCAAGTCCGAACTCTGCAAATTCATCGCCGGCGTGATGGGGCCGCAGGCCGAAGGCTTCAATTCGTATTCCGAGGCCGGCCTGCGCCAGGTGCTGGCCGACGAGGCGCGTGTCGCCATCCTCGACGAGGCGGAGAGTGACGGAGGCGGGGCGATGCAGGCAGTCGTCGGGCTGATCCGGCGGATGAGCGGCGGCGCCGGCGCGGACATCGTGCGCGGTTCGCCCTCGGGCGAGGTGAAGCGATACACCGTCACGGGTGTGGCGCTCATGGCGGGCATCAATCCCCCGCCCCTGGCGCCGCAGGATAGGAGCCGCATCTTGCGTTTCGACCTGGCCAAGGTCACCAGCGATCCCGAGGCCGCGGCGCGGGTCGACGCGGCCGTCGCCTGGGCACGAGCAAATTCCGCGCGCCTGCGCGCCCGGGCGCTGCTCGGCGCGCAGCGCTACTCCGCGAGCTGCAAAGTCTTCCGTGCCGCGCTGATCGGGGCGGGCTGCGACGGGCGCCAGGCCGACCTTTTCGCCGCGGCGCTTGCAGGGCGGGACCTCCTCCTCCATGATCACCCACCCGACACAGACAGCATTGCGGAGCTGCTCAGTCCCCTGCGACCCCGAATAAACGATCTTCGCGCAGCCGATGCCGAGGACAGCGATGGCCAACAGTGTTGGCACCATTTGCTGGGTCACATCCCCGACCATTGGCGATCAGGCACGCGAACAACCATCGGCGAGTTGATCGCCGGCGCCCGCGAGGAGCCCGGCGGACAAGGCGAAAACGACATCGCCTTGCGCACCTACGGCATGCGGATGATCCAGCTTGAGGGCGGAGGATCGGCGCTGCTGGTCGCCAACAAACATCCGGGGCTGACGCGCATCTTCCACGGCACGCCCTGGGCTGGCGGCGGGCATGCCGGCGCCCTCAAGCGCCTCGGCGAGGGGGTGGCCGCTCACGACAAGACGGAGCGGTTCGCCGGCCCGTCGGTGCGCTGCATGCGCGTCCCCGCTGACCTCCTTCCAGAGCGCGACTGGGGTGTAGGCGTGACAGCGACACAAAAGCGTGACAGCGACGTGTCACGCCTATCTGACTGATATTCCATCGAATTTCGCAGGCGTGACGGCGTGACAGCCCCTGCGACCCCCTAATAAGAGTGCCGCGTGCGTGCAAGCGCACCCGTGAATTATGGAGGGGTTTTTGCCTGTCACGCTGTCACGGTTAGAGAGGTTTACAATGCAATCAATGGGTTAGACGTGACAAAGGGCGTGACAGAAAGCGTGACAGCGTGACAAGGGCTTGGCAAAGGGAGTGCGGGTGATGGAAACGGGGCGGAAGGCTGGTGGCGTGCTGGTGGTGGAGCGGGGCGACGGGTCGGCCTTCGCCCGGGCGTTCCTGCCGGCGATCGTGGAACTGGCTGACCACGGGCTGCGCGGCGACCGGGCCGCGGTGCTGGAAAGTCTGCGCCGCATCCGGACGGACCTGCGGCTTGAGCGAACGGCGTTCGACGCCGCGGACATCGGCGACGTGGTCGAAAAGCTCGACCTCGTGATGCAGCGCGCGGTCGCCGAGGCCGAGGCCGAGCGGGCCGGCCGGCCGGCGAAGATCGATATCCTGCAATGCCTGCGCACCGCCGGGACGATCAGCCACGCCGAGTATCTCGCCGGGCTGGAGCTGCGGGCGGTCGGCGAGGCGATCGACTGCGCCATCGGCGGGGCGCCGGCGATCGATTACACCCGCGAGCGGGTCGACGGCGGCAAGGGCTGGTCCGAGCCCGAGCTCGCGGGCGGCGGCGTTCATCACCCGGCGGCCAAGCGCGTGCTGGAATGGGCGCGGTACGTCGACGCGAATTCGCCGCCGGTCGGCGGGCGGAGCAAGCGGACCCCGCTGCAGGTGATCTGGACGGCGGTCGGCCGGAACGTCCCGCTGCGCGACATCGACCGCACCAGCGGCTGCCGGAAGGGTACGACCGCCAAGGTGGTCAAGGCCGGCCTCGGCCTCTACGTTGCGATGGGCGGCGCCAGTTGCCAAAATGTTCTTGACACTCGGGGGTAACCCCGAATAGGGATTAGACAGTCGTGGAAATGCGCCCGGCGGTGGAAACACCGGCCGGGCTTTTTCATGGCCGCTTCTCCCAATCACCGGATCACTCGGCCGGCTGAAGGCTGCCGCCCTCGGCCGGCCACCCCTTTGCGTTTGGGTCCTTCCGGGAGATGGGACAATAGGGCCATCAAAGGACCGCGGTCTGGCCAGTGCGCATGTTGCCGACAGATGCAACACCCCGTTGCGCGCAACGCCGCCCGCAACACACGGCAACAGCAGACACAACAGGGGCCGCCATGGAGACCACGGAGGGCGAGCAGTACCTTGGCGTGCGCGAGTTCGCCGCCGCGTACTCCAGCGTCGTTGGCCGCAAGGTGCACCCGAGCACCATCACCAGGGCGGTCCAGGCCGGCCGCATCCAGAAGCGGGACGATGGGAAAATCCCGCTGACCGCCGGGCTGCGGGCGATGGAGGTCAACACCGATCCCGTCGCACAACTCGGCTTCCAGGTGCGCGACAGTCTGCCGTTCGACGAAGCGCCGACGCACACCCCGTCGACCCTGACAGCTTCCCCGGGGGGCGCGGGGGCCGCGCCGACGGGCAGCATCAACGCCATCAAGACGGCCGAGGCCGCGATCCGGCTGCAGCAGGCGCAGCTTGATCTCGCCGAGCGGCAGGGGGCGGTGGCGCTGGTCGATCCGCTGAAAGCCGCCTTCGCTCGTCAGCTCGCCGGCATGGTCGGGCAGATCGAGGTGGCTCTGCCCGACCTGGCGCAGCAGCTGGGCGACCAGCTCGGCTGCGAGCGGCACGAGGTCCTGGTCGAGCTGCGCCGCTGGTGGCGCGACATGCGGGTGTCGATGGCCAGCACGGCGCGGGCGCAGGGCGAGGCCCTGCCCGACCTGGTGGTCGATGCCTCGGCCGATCCGGCCGACGATGACGCCGCGGACGATGACGAGACGACGGAGACCGCGGAATGAGCGCTCTGCTTCCCGCCACCGCCAATCCGGACAAGGTGGCGCGGCTGACCTTCGCGGCGGTGATGGAGCCGCCACCGCCGATTGATCTCCACAGCTGGGCTTGTGGCAACGTCGTGTTCGGCAGCGACAGCCCGTCGCCCGGCGCCTACAACCCGGCCGCTTACCCTTGGAACGAGCCGATCCTGCACGCGCTGGGCCCGGACGATCCCTGCCAGGAAGTGGGGTTGAAGAAAAGCATTCAGCTCGGCGGCACGGTGCTGGCGCAGATCTTCATCGCTGCCAGCCTCGACCAGGATCCCGGGCCCTGCATGTTCGTCCACCCGGTCGACGCCAATGCCAAGCGGTTCGTGAGAACGAAATGGCGGCCGTTCATCCGGAACATCAAGCGGCTGTCGCGCCTGCTGCCGGAGCGCAGCCGCGACGCCGGCGCGAGCCTGGACTACCAGGAACGGGCCGACGGCCGCGGCTTCGTCCAGCACTCGGCGGCGACCTCGTCGTCGGCGCTGTCGCAGGTGTCGATCAAGCGCCAGGTGCAGGACGACCTCGACAAGTGGCAGTCTGACGGCACCACCGGCGATCCGGAGCACAACGCCACCGGCCGCTGCGAGGCGTATCTGCGCGCCGGCACCGCGAAGATCTTCAAGGTCGGGAACCCGGTCTTGAAGCACAATAGCCGGATCCTGCGCGGCTGGAAAAGCGGCTCGCAGGAACGCTGGCATTGGGAATGCCCGCACTGCCAGATCGTCCACCCCCATCTGGAATGGGAGCCGATGCGCGACGCCGCCGAGGCCGACCGTCAGCGGTTCTGCGACGAGGGGATGAGCGAGGAGGACGCGCGGGAGGCCGCGGCGGCCAACGCGCATATTCCGTGCGCCGGCTGCGAGAAGCCGATCCGCTTCGCCGACTGGCTGCGGCTGAAGGGGACCGGCTGTTTCGTCGCCGAGAACCCCCGAGCCCTGCGGCGAAAGCGCTGGTTCTACGTGTGGTCGGCCTTCGTCGATTCCTGGTCGACCATCGTCCGGAAATACTGGGATGCCAAAGGCAACCCTGAAGCGGAGCAGACTTTCCTGAACGAGGTGGTCGGCGAGGGGTTCGAGGCCGCCGGCGAGGCGCCGCCTTGGGAAGCGATCCGGGATCGGGCCCACAAGATCGGCCATGATCTCGGCACCATCCCGGAGGGCGGCTTGATCCTGGTGATCTCGGTCGACTGCCAGGGCGACCGCGTCGAATGCCACGTCAAGGCGTTCGGCGCCGGTCTGCGGCGATGGACGGTGTTCTATAAGGTCATTCCCGGCCATATCCGCGAGGAGACGACCCGGGCCGGGCTGGACGCGCTGTTGGAGCAGACCTGGCCCAACGCCTTCGGCCACCGTCGCAAGGCGGAGCTGCTGGTGATCGACGCCGGCGCCTACAAGGCCGACGTCGAGGGCTGGGTGCAGCGCCACAGCCCGAAACGGGTGTGGATGGTCCGCGGCTCGAAAGACCAATTCGCCCCCGACCTGGTCATGCTCCAAAGCCGCAACCAGCGCCGGGCCGCCCGGGCCGTCACCGGCCGGGCCGCCCATACCATCCAGTTCGTCGGCGCTGCCGTCATCAAGGGACAGCTTTACGGGTGCCTGCTGAAGGACGACCCCCTGGCGCCGGGCTACTGCGGCTATCCGCGCGGCCTCGACGACGAGTTTTACCGGCAGCTCTGCTCGGAAAAGCGGGCGAAGCGCAAGGGGACCGAAAACTGGTTTTGGGATCGCGTCTACACCGCCAACGAGGTCCTTGATACCGAGGTCTACGCGCAGGCGGCCGCGGTTGCCCTCGGCTGGAAGCGCAACACCGACCAGCGCTGGGAGGAGCTGCGCCAGCGTTGGGAGACGCCGGCGGACCCGACCGGCCAAGCCGACCTGTTCGCCGCCCCGGCCGCCGATCCGGATGAGGGTGCGCCCACCCTGCCGGAGGCGGAGGCTGCGAACGCCGTTCGCCCCCCTGCCCCGCCCGCGCCGCCGGCCGTGCTTACGCTGGCCGACCGCTTCGCGGCGCTCAACAACGACGACGAGGATTGACATGGCCCTGATCCCCGAGGACGAGGAGCGGCTGCGCCGCTACCTGAGCGAGGCTCGCGACGCCCTGCACCGTGTCAGCATCGGCCGCCAGAAGGTGCAGGTGCGGGCGGATACCGGCGAAACCGTGCAGTACAGCCCGGCGACCGTGAGCGATCTGCGCGCCTACATCGCGGATCTGGAAACCCGGCTCGGCATCCGCTCCGGGCGCGGCCCGATCCAATTGGCGTTCTGATCATGCGGCATTTCCTGGGGGTGGACGGCGCGCCGATGGTGGCGGCGCCGCGCACCATGCGTGCGGCGGCCGCGGCCTATGCCGGCGCCGACCGCCAGTCACCGGAGCTGCAGGACTACCGCCCGTCCTATGGGTCGGCCGACGGCGATCTGCTGCCCGAGCGGCGCGACTTGGTCGCCGGCGCCCGCGACCACGGCCGCAACGACGGCTGGATCACTGGCGGCGTGCAGCGCCTGGTCGACTCCGTGCTGGGGGCGGCGATCCGCGTCCAGTCGCGGCCAGACCACCGGGCGCTGGGCATCAGCGTCGAGGAGGCGCACGAGCTCGGCCGGCAGATCGAAACCGCATACAAGCGTTACGCCAACCATCCCGGCCGCTGGGCCGACGCCACCCGGCAGACCAACCTCGCCGGCGTCTTCGGCCGCGCGTTCCGCCACCGCGTGGTGGATGGGGACTCGCTGGGGGTGGTGCAGTGGCGCGAGGGCGGGTCGCGCTATTCGACCTGCCTGCACGTCATCGATCCCGACCGGCTGTGCAACACCAACGACGGGCCGGACACCGACATCCTGCGCGCCGGCGTCGAGCTCGACGCCGACGGGGCGGCGGCGCACTACCATGTTCGCCGGGCCCATCCCGGCGACGCGCTGTTCGCCAGCACGGCGCTCGATGCCTGGACCTGGGACCGCCTGCCACGGGAAACACCGTGGGGGCGCCCCATCGTCATCCACGACTATGCGGTCGAGCGGGCCGGTCAGCACCGGGGCAAGCCACCGCTGGCGGCGGTGATCGACAAGCTGCGGATGATCGGCAAGGCCTCGAACCTGGAGCTGCAGACGGCGGTGCGCGATGCCCTGATGGGGGCGTTCATCACCTCGCCTTACGATCCGGAGATGGTTGAAAGCCGGCTCGGCGACCAGCTGTCGCAGTACCAGACCGACCGCTTGAGCTTCCACGAGCGGTCGCGGATCAAGATGAACGGCCTGAATGTGCCGGTGCTGTTCCCGGGCGAGCAGCCGGTCCTGCTGGCGCCCACCCGGCCGAACTCGGGCTTTCCCGGCTTCCTGCAGGCCTTCTTGCGCAACATCGCGACGGCGCTCGGGCTCAGTTACGAGCAGCTGTCGCAGGACTGGTCGGGGGTCAACTACAGCTCGGCGCGCGCGGCGCTGCTCGAGGTGTGGCGGGGATTTGCCGCCCGGCGGGAGGAGTTCGTGCAGGGGTTCATCTTGCCGTTCTTTTCGGCCTGGCTGGAAGAGGCCTTGGACATCGGCGACGTGGTGCCGCCGCGCGGCTGCGCCTCCTTCTGGGACGAGCCCGCCGGATGGCTCAACAGCACCTGGATCGGGCCCGGCCGAGGCTGGGTCGATCCGGAGAAGGAAGCGAAGGCGGCTGTCCTGCGCCTGCAGGCCGGTCTCTCGACACTGGAACGCGAATGCGCCGAGCAGGGGCTCGACTATGAGGAGGTCCTGTATCAGCGCAAGCGCGAGCTCGACCTTTTCAAATCGCTCGGGCTGCCGGTGCCGAGCTGGGGCGAGGTCAGCCAATTGATGGGCGCCGCGTCCTACCCCTCCTCTTCCGCTCCGGCCGAAACCGCCGACTGATCCCATCGGAGCCCGCATGTCTTTTTCCCTGTCGCCGTCGACGGGCTTGCCCCCGCTCGGCCAAAGCGCGGCGCTTGTGGCGCCCGGCCTCTGGCGCAAATTCGAAGCGGCCTGCGCCATCCGCGACGATCCCGCCTTCGCCGAAAAGGCCGCGGCGTTCGAGGCCGCGGTCATGAAGCGCCGGCGCACCGCTTTCGAGGAGTATGAGGGGATCGCCATCATCCGGATTCAGGGGATGCTGGTGAACGGCCTCGGCTGCCTGGACCCCTATTGGGGCATGACGGGATACGACGGTATCCAGGCCAAGCTGGCGGCTGCGGTCGCCGATCCGGAGGTGCGGGGCGTCGTCCTGCTGATCAACTCCGGGGGCGGCGAGGTGTCGGGCTGTGCGGATACGGCCGACGCCGTGTTCCGCGCCCGCGCTGCCAAGCCGATTGTGGCGATCCTGAACGAAGAGGCATACTCGGCCGCCTATTGGCTGGCGGCGGCGACACAGTCGATTGCGGTGCCGCGAACCGGTGGCGTCGGGTCGATCGGCGCTGTCGGCCTGCACATAGACGTTACCGAGGCGCTTGATAAGGGCGGCCTGACGGTCAGCGTCCTTCGCGCCGGCGCCCGCAAGGCCGAGACGATGCCCTATGAGCCCCTGAGCGATGCCGCCCGCGCGTCCTGGCTCGATTGGCTGGAGGCGATCCGCAAGCTTTTCGTCGCCGACGTTGCCCGGTTCCGCGGCCTGTCGGTCGCCGACCTGATGGCGACCGAGGCACGCACCTTTCCCGCCCTCACCGGCGAGGCGCTGTCCACGCGCCTCGCCGATGCCGTCGCCTCGCCCATCGAGGCGTGGCAGGCCTTCGCCGGTCGCGTCTGACCGGCTCACCCCTAGGAGACCCCATGGCAAAGCCGTTCAACTTCTCCGCCATCTTCGGCGGCGGAAACAAGCGCGTTCGTGCTGATGGCACCAGGCGCGCCCGCGCCGAGGAGCAGCAGGACGAGACCGTCGTCGAGGAGCAGCAGGACGACACCACTGCCGAGGATCAGCAGGACGATACCACGGCGGAAGACGAGACGCAGGACGACACCACGGCAGAGGATGGTCAGCAGGACGACACCACCGTCGAGGACGAGCCGACGAAGGAGACCCCGGCCGAGGCGCGGGCCCGGGCCCGCGAGCGGACCCGCATCGGCACCATCATGACCTCGGCCGCCGCCCGCGGCCGCGTCGAGGCGGCACTGTCGATGGCGATCAACACCAGCATGTCGGCCAAGGCAGTGATCCAGCTGCTCGGCACTCTGCCGGCCGGCGCCTCGGCCTCCGCCGGTGGCGGAAACCCGTCCGGCGACCGCGGCGGACTGGCCTCCCGGATGGCCGGCCTGGGCACCGGCGCCGTTCCGCCCGATCGCGGCGCCGGCAATGGCCGGGCGGAGCGTTCCACCCCCCTCACCTTCAAGGAAATCCAGGCCAATCGCGCCGCTCGGGCCGCAGGGCGGTCGGGCGGTGCCGCGGTGCCCGGCCTGCCCCGGCGCTGACCCTCCTCCTCCCATCCTTTGAGGACCATCCATGACCATCATTAGGGAAGGGCGCTATCCCGGCGAGTTCATCAAGTCGGAAGGCGCCGACGGCATCAGCCGCGACGTTGTCACTCTGGCCAGGCACAGCGAGATCTACCAGTCGGGCACCGTGCTCGGCCGTCTCGATGTGTCGCGCAAATTCACCCACCTCGACCCTGCCGCCGACGACGGCTCGCAGACGGCCGTCGCCGTCCTCTACCAGGACCGCGACGCCACGGCGGCCGACGTCAAAGGCGTGGTTATCGCCCGCGTCGCGCAGGTGAAGGACGCAAGGCTGGTCTGGCCGGACGGCATCACCGACACCCAAAAGAAAGAGGCGATCGACGATCTCGACGCCCGTGCCATCGTCGTCCGGAGCTGACCGCCATGGGCAACACCGTCATCAATCTGTTCAAGAACAAGCTTTTCTCGACGGTGGCGCTGACCGACGAGATCAACGACCGGGATTTGGTGCCCGATCAGATCTCGTCGCTGGTGCCGTTCGAGGAAAAGTCGATCATCACCACCTCGTTCATGGTGGTGCGCAAGGGGCATAGCCTGTCCCTGGTGCCCTTTTCCGAGCGCGGTGCGCCCGGCAAAGAGTATGTGAGCGACAAGCGGGACGGCATCCTGTTCGACAGCCGCCAGCTCCGCCAGGAGTTCACGGTGACCGCCGACGAGCTGCAGGACGTCCTGCTGTTCGGCTCGATGGGCGAGCGGCTGGAAGCGCTGCAGGACAAGGTCCGCGAGCACCTCGACGATGTGCTCGATGACGAGCGCAACACGATGGAGTACCACAAGCTCGGCGTCATCAAGGGCCAGCTGATGGACGTCGACGGCGTCACCGTCCTGGAAGACCTGTTCGACAAATTCGGCGTCGACCGGCCGGATGACATCAGCTTCACGGCCGCCGAGGGCAAGCTGCGCGAGCACTGCACCAACGTCATCCGCGCAATTCGGGCGGGCGCGCAGGCGAAGGTCGACGAGGTCCATGCCTTTTGCGGCAAGAATTTCATGGACTACCTGTACAGCCACCCGGACGTGGTGAAGGGGTACCAGTATTACCGGGACAACGAGCGCCTGCGCGACCGGGCGGCCTATGTGCCGCTCGACTTCGGCGGCATCCAGTTCGAGGAATACACCGGCTACACCGAGGACGTCGAGTTCGTCGCCGACGGCGATGCCCACTTCTTCCCGCTGGGGTTGAGTGGCGCTAACCCGGCCAGCGGTGCCACGCCGGCGTCCCGCCTGTTTCAGCAGCGTTGGTCGCCGGCGCCGTTCTTCTCGCGGATCAACAGCCCCGGCATCCCGCACTATGTCCGGGTGTTCTTCGAAAGCGGCGACGATCCGAGCTGGGTCAAGTTCGAGATCTCCAGCTATCCGACCTTTTTCTGCCGCAAGCCCCGGGTTCTGGTGCGCGGCAGGAAGGCTTGAGCCATGTCGACGGCGAACGAGGTCGTCGACGAGGTCTATGACGAGTTCGGCGAAGATGCCGCGTTGACGACGGCGGACGGAACGACGGTCCCCGTCGTTCGCGTGCGGCGCGTGGCGGCCGAGCATGGGCAGCAGCCGTTCGCGCGAACGACGTTCGCTCTGTCGGCAAGTCGCGCAAGCCGGGCGCTCGCGGTGCAGGTCCGGCGCCGCGACCTTGCCGGCCACGACCTGGCGGGGGCGGTGTTGGTGCTGGCCGACGGCTCCTATGACGTCGGGACTGCAGAGCCGGTCGGCATCCATGGGATCGAGATTCGTCTCCCCCTCACAGCGTTGGCGGGGTAGGCGATGCCGGACGATCCCCTGCCCTGCAGCGAGCGCCTCCTCGCCGCCGTCGAGGCGGCGCTCGCCGGCCTCACGCTGGCCGGCCAGCCGGTGCCGGTCGAGCGTGACCGCGTCCTGCCGGTCACCGAGGAGGATATGCCGCGCCTGGTGATCTACCAGGACGCGGCCTCGACCGATCAGACGGTGCTGACCGACACCGATACCTGCCTGCTGACCCTGGCGGTTGCCGGCTATGTCAGCTTCCCGCCGGCGGCGCAGGCCGATCGCCAGGGCGCCCGCCAGGCGGCCGAGGCGGTGGCCCGGCGGGCAGCGGCGACGCTGCAGGCCCTGGTCCATCAGCGGCTGTGCGGCGGCGATCGCCCCGGCGACCTCGCCTTTGCCGTCGAGATCCGGCCGGCCGGCACGCCGCCGCCCGACCGGCTGATGGTCTGGCAGGCCGACCCCGGCCGCGCCTTCACCAGCCTGTTCGAAATCGAGTTCGACACGCCGACCGGCGACCCCTTCACCTTTTTCTGACGGAGCAGCTCCATGAGTTTCCGCACCCGGTCGCAGGTGCTGTTCGGGGCGGTGCAAACCGCGCCCTACACCGCCGCCGCGATCACCGCCGCCGATGCCGTGCGCGTTTCCAACCTGACCACCGAAACGCCGTTCGACGTCAACGAGACCAACTATCACCAGGACTCGACCAACACCGCCGCGCCCGATGCCGGCGGCGGTTATGCGTCGTGGAAGTGGGGCCGCAACCTCACCGGTTCCGGCGTCGTCGGCACCGCCCCGCGCGAGGACTGGATGCTGCGCGGCGCCGGCCTGGAGTGCCGGCAGGTCTCGGCCCTGGCGGAGACGGCCGCCAGTTACAGCACCGTCGGCGGCTTGCCGACCCTGGCGTTCGCGGATGCGGCAACGCCGCTGACCAGCAACCCGACCGGCGTGGTGATCGAGATCACCGCGGGCAAGGGCGCCGGGCAGCGCCGCGTCGTCGTCGACTATGACGAGGACACCGATACGGCAACGCTGTCGGCGCCGTTCGGCCTCGATCGCCGCGGCAACGCCGACGCCAGCCTCGTGCCCGACGCGACGTCGCGCTATGCCATCCCGGCCGGGTGGCTCTATACGCCGCGCCTCGATGGCTATGAGCGGGTCACCGCCCATGCCTACAAGCGCAACGCCGCCGATTCCACCAAGTCGCGGCGCAAGCGGATGACCGACGCGGTGTTCAGCTTCTCGATGACACTGGAGCCCGGCAAGCCGGTGTCGGTGTCTTACCAAGCGCGCGGCGTGCTGGCCGGCAAGCCCGAACCCGCCGCCCTGCCCGACGACATCGAGTATGGCCCGGAGGCCGGCACCGCTCCGCCGCTGCTCGGCGCCGACGTCGCCCTCGGCGGCCGGCCGAGCGGTCGCTTCTCGCAAATGACCTTCGACCTCGCCGCGACCCTCGACCAGTTCGGCGACGCCTCGGCGGCTCTGGGCTACGACGAGGGCGACATCACCGAGCACAAGACGGGCGGCAAGATCACCCTGGAAATGCTGGCGCTCGACGAGGTCGATCACCTGGCCGACTTCCTGACCGGCACACCGCGCCACTTCCATGCGATCTGGGGCAGCGCCGGCAACGGCTTCGGCTTCTGGTCGGAGATCAAGAAGCAGGGACCGACCGATGAGGACGTGCGCGGCCGTCAGGCCGAGGGCGTGGCCTTCCGTTCCCACCGCCCGCAGCGGTGGTTCACCCTCCACGCCTTCTGAGGGCTGCCATCATGAAAGTCTTGCGCAAGGCGGGGGAGCCGATCCTGGTCCCCTCCGCCGATTTCCCCGGCCGCGTCTACAAGCTGCATGTGCCGAATGCCTTCGAGCGAACGCAGCTGCGGGTCAAGACGCTGTCGCTCGGCGCCCGCTCGGCCGGGCCGCTGGAGCTCGCCCGGCTGATGAAGGAGGCGATCGGCTCGATCGGCCTGCAGCCGGAGAGCGAGGCGGCCCTGGTCGAGCGGGTCGACGCGCAGGTCGCGCGCATCACCGCCTTTTGGGAGCTCGGCACCACCCTGACGGTCGGGGTCACTCCGGAGCAGACGGAGGCCTTCGTGCGGGCGCATGAGGAGATGCAGCGCGGCGAGGTCGACCTCGCCGAGATCGCCGGCGTCCTCACCCGGGCCGACACCCCGGCCTGCCGCCGCTTTGCCGCCTCCTACGCCGCCGAGCAGGTGTTCGTGGCGCTCTGGGGGTTGGCGAGCTGGCAGCTGCTCGCCGACGGCTGGGACAACGGGCCGTTCGCCTTCCCGGCCCGGCCGGCCGGCACCGACCTGCTGCAGAGTGCGGTCGACGCGCTGTCCGACCGTGATTTCGAGCGGGTGGGATGGGCGGTTCGCGCGGCGATCCAGCCGTCGGAGGACACCGCAAAAAACTCCGTCTCGCCGTCGTCTGGGCCCTCCGGCCCCGACTCTTCGACGGCGGCGAGTGCGCCACCCCCGACGACCCCCTAGAGGCCGATCCCTGGCGCCTCCCCTTCATCGGCCTCCCCGAGCTCCGGGTGCACCCGGCGCATCTGGTGGGGCCGGAGGAGGAGGCATTGCTTGAGCTATGGATGGCCTGGCGCGGCCGCCGCGGCGTCGTCGCCGGCATGGGCAGCGTCGCCGACCTGCCCGGCCACCCGACGCTGCCGTTCGCCGGCGGGCTCTACGACCAGCCGGCGATCGTCCTGGCAGCCCTCGACATCATGGATGCCGCCGAGCGCTCGATTCCCTCGGGGGACCTCGGCGAGTTCTGAGGAGACCCGCAATGGGCGACGGCGATTTCCGTGAATGGGTGGGCGAGGTCAAGCAGGACCTCGCCGCCGGGGTGACGGCCAGTGTGCACGAGCTGGTCGACGGGGCGGCCGAGCGGCTGCGGGCGCAGCTGTCGGCCGCCTTCCCCGGCACCAATGCCGCCTCGATGGTCGGCAGCGTCTATTACCCCCGCGTCGGCATCAGCCTCGATCCGGCGGGCATGGTGATCGCCCGCGGCGCCCGGGCCCATGCGGCGATTTCGGCCTGGGCCGAGGGCGTGACGATCCGCAGCGCCGACGGCTTCTGGCTGGCGATCCCCACCCCCAGCGTCCCACGCTCCGGCCGGGGCGGGCACCGCCGCATGACCCCGGGCGAAGTCGAAGCAATGTATGGCCGGGCCCTGCGCCTGGTGCCGAGCCGCGATGGGCGCAGCGGCCTCCTCTACATGGATTTCCTGACGCCGGCCCTGTCCGGCAAGGGCTACCGCAGCGCCACCAGCCGCCGCGTCGCCGCCGGCCGGGCGGCGCAGGGGGTGCTGATGTTCGTGCTGACGCCACAGGCGCGCCTGCCGCGGCGGCTCGATCTCGATGCCGCGTTCGCCGGCGGGGATGACCAGTTTTCCGAGGGATAGGCGATGCGTGAGTATCTGTTTCAGGTCCGTGGCCAGGGCGTTGACGAGCTGCGCCAGCAGCTGGAGCGCATGGCGGCCGACGGCCAGACCGCGCTCGATCGCCTGTCGTCGGCCGCCAAGGTGCTCGACGGCGTCGCCGAGGGCGGCGCGCGCGTGGCCTCGGCCTCGGCCTCGGTCGCGAACGGCGTTCGCACCATGGCGGCCGAGACCTCGACCGCGCTCAACACCCTGGCCGGCACCGCGCCGGCGGTCTCCGCCACCGCGGCGCAGATCAAGGCGGTCGATACCGGCGCGCGCGCCGCCGGCGGCGGTCTGCTGGCGCTGTCGGCCGGAGCACAGGCGGCGACCGGCGACGCCGCGGCCCTCGGGCAGGCCATGGGATCGCTCGACCGGCTGGTGGTGGTGCAGGCCGGCAATGTGCAGCTGCTGACCGACCAGGCCGGCAAGGCCTCGACCGCGCTTGTCGCCGTCGGCCAGGCCGGGACGACGGCCGGCACCGGCCTGGCCACCGTCGGCGAGGGCATGGCCGTGGTGGCGCAGGGTGCCTCGGGCGTGGCGCGCGCCGCCGACAGCCTGGATATCCTGGCAGAATCGGCCGGTTCGACCGCGGCGGCCGTCGACAACAGCGTGTCGATGGTCAAGCTGTTCGGCTATGCCCTGGTGACCTGGGCCGGTGGCGCCGTCATCGACAATGTCTTGACCCATATGGAGCGCCTGCGCGGCGCCACCGAGGATTACCGGGCCGAGCTGGAACAGACCGCCGAGGCGCAGAACTCGGCCAGCCAAGCCCTTGTCGGCTTTGCCGAGCATCAGGCCAAGATCTCGATCGCGCGCTACGCCCTGGAAGGGCTTGGCCTGGGCATGGCAAGCGGGATTCTCACGCTGGCCACCCGCATCAACCTCTATGTTGCCGCGGTCGCCGGCCTGATCGAGATTGCCGGCAAGTCGGTGCATGCGGCCGACGAGCTGGAGCAGGCCAACGCCAGTCTCGCCGATCGGCTGACCCGCACCGGCTACACCGCCGGCCTGACCGCGACGCAGATCCAGGCGCTTGCGCTCGCGCAGGAAGGCCTCACCCGCCAATCGGCGATCCAGATCACCGGCATGGCCGAAAGCCTGACCGGCGTGCGCAGCCTGACCGCGGAGACATTCCAGCCTGCGCTCAAGGCCCTGCAGAACCTGACCAGCTACATGAAGGGCGATGCGGCCGCCGCGTCCAAAGCCCTCGCCACCGCACTCGACGCCCCGCTCACGGCGACGTCGGCGCTCGAGGCGGCCGACATCCGTCTCGACTATCAGCAGCGCGAGGCGATCCGCTCGTTCGAGGCGCTGAATGACCGGGTGGGCGCGCACGGCGTCATCCTCGCCGCGGTCAACGACCAGACGCACCACGCCGCCGAGGCGATGGACGAGACCGAGCGGGCGAACAAGCGCCTGTCCGATAGCTGGACGCACTTGAAGGAGGCGATCGGCGCCGGTCTCGGCGAGCTCGGCATCAAGGCGCGCGAAGTCGGCTCGATCATTTCCAGCCTGATCCCATCGATTCCGTTCGGGGATTGGGTTGCCGATTTCAATGAGAATCTCGTCGGCCACCTCGGCACGCTGCCGTTGGAGACGCAGCTTGAGCGGGCGACCAAGCGGCTCGAAAAGGCGCAGGCCGACCTTGCCACCGCCACCAAGTCGTACGAGACCGACGGCGGCATGATGGCATTCGACATGCTGCAGGCGGCCGAGAACAGCGTCGCTGTCATGACGCAGCGTGTCGAGGCGATCCGCGCGAAGATCGCCGAGGCGCCGCCGGCGGACAAGCCGGCGGCCGACGATGGCGCCGGCCGGGCCGAGCGCGATCGCAACGCCGAGCTGCTCGCCGGCATCACCCGTGACCAGTCGCAGGCCTTCGAACAGCTGGTACCGCCGTCGGCGGTGGAGCGGCTCAAGCGCATCAACAGCGAGCTTGAGACCACCCGGACCAAGATCGGCAACCTGCGCAACAAGGACGGCTCCAACGCCGACGCCGTCGCCGCGCAGGTGGCGCAGGCCGAGGCGATCGCGGCGCAGCGTGCGGCCAAGCTGCTCGAAATGCCGAGCAAGGGGGATGAGGCCGAGCGGATCAAGGCGGTGCGCGATGAAGCAAGCCGCCTGGTCACCGCCACCCGGCAGCTTGCCCGTGAGGACGGCTCGAACGCCGGCGTCATCACCCAGACGGTGCAGGCGATCGAGAAGGAGCGCGACGCCAAGGTCGCGCTGATCCGCGAGGAGAACCAGGGAAAGGCGAGCAAAAAGGACCTGGTCGCCGTCTCCGATGCCGAGGCGCGCGGTGCGCTTGCTCTGGCTGCGGCGACGCTGGAAGGCGTTGACGCGGCGATGCAGCAGGCGGCGGCGAACGAGGCGCACAAGAAGGCGCTCAGCGACAGCACGGTCGCCGAGGATGCCCTGCGCCGTGCCCTGCTCGAACGCAAGGCGGCCGAGACCCTGCAGGGCGGGGCGCAGGAAGTGGCGTCGCTGACCAAGCGGGCCGACGGCCTGGCGCAGGTGGCGGCGGCGGCCCGTGATGGCGCGGCCGCCGAGGCCGACGTCGAGCTGCAGGTCAAGGCGGCCGCCTTCGCCGAGGAGAAGCTCGCCGCCGCCCGGGTCGCCGGCGGCGGCGTCTTCCTCGATCTCGCCGAACGCGAGATCCTCGCCTATGACGACCTGCTCAAGCGCGAGCAGGACCTCACCCGGCAGCGCGAGGTCAACCGGACGATCGCCGCCCGCCAGGATGCGCTTGATCTGGCCCGTCAGGAGCTGGCGCTGCAGGACCTGTCGACGGAGGCCAAAGCGGTGGAAATCGCCCGGCTGACGGCGATCAACGACCTCAAGAAGTACGGCAACAGCTTGTCCGCCGAGCAGCGGCAGCTCTACGTCGACACCGCGGTCGCGCAGGCGCAGCAGCAGCAGGCGGCGCAGGCGATGCAGCGGATTGCCGAGACCGCCAAGGGCTATTGGAACGACGTTCGCGGTTACATTGTCGACGGCCTGACCGAGGCGACCAAGAGCGGCGGAAAGGCCTTCGACGACCTGTGGGACGCGGCGCGAAAGGGGCTCCGGCGTTTCCTGATCAATGCCGCCCTCGACATGGCCGGGCAGAAACTGGTGTTGCCGGTGATCACGCCGTTGGTCGGAGCGGTGTCCGGCGCCGGTGGTGGCCAATCGCCGCCGGTCACCATCGGCGGGCAGAGCTATGTCCCCGTGGGGCAAAGCGGCTCCGGGCTGATGGGGCAGGGCAGCGGCGGGCTCACCGTCGGCAACGTCTTCAGTCAGGCCTCCGGCGGCTGGCTCGACCGCCAGCTCGGCGGCGGCATCACCAGCGCGTCCAATTGGCTCAACACCACCGCCTATGGCGGCAGCGCGCCGACGGCGGAAATGATGGCCGGGATCGACGACGTCGGGCAGCTGGGCTATGCGGCCGATGCCGGCGGGGTCACTTACGGCGACATGCTGGGCGGTGCCGGCTACGGCATCGGCGCCATCATGAATTTCGCCAACGGCAACACGGTTGCCGGCATCGGTCAGACCGCCGCCGCGGTGATGAGCTTCATCCCGGGGCTGCAGGTCGCGGCCCCATTCGTGGCCATCGCTGGCCAATTGTTGGGCGGGTTGTTCGGAAAGGATCGGGGTCCGCCCGCGGCTGCGGCCGCCGTGCAGTACAACAATTCCGACCAGACCTATGCCGCCTCGGCGACCGACAACGAGGGGGATGAGCAGCAGGCGAAAGAGCTGTTGTCGTCGATCGACGCGGCGACCAGACAGTTCGTGACGATCCTTGGCGGCAGGACGGCCGGCGAATTCGGGGTCGCCGTCGAGGCCAAGGATGACCGATACCGCGTGCGCGAAGGCGGCGCCGGTGGGCAGCTCGCCGGCTCTTACGACACCCTCGATGAGGCGGTGATCGCCGGCTTCCGCTACAACGTTAGCCAAGGGCTAATCGAGGCCTCGGATGAGGTCCTGAAGGCTGTTCAGAACTCGACGTCGAAAGACATCAACGAGTTCATGAAGGACGTCGCGCTCGGCAAGAGCATCGCCGACGCGACTGCCGGCCTGAAGGATCTCGACCAGTCGCTCGCCGGTGTCGCCGCCCGGGCGAAGGAGGCGCAGGCCTCGCAATACAAGGCGGTCGACGCCGAGCTCGAACGGGCGCAGGGGCTCGGGCTCGGCGACAATTACCGCTCGATCCTGGAGCACCAGCTGCGCTCGACCTTCCTGTCGGCCGGGCAGAGCTTCACCAGCGTCGAAATCGCCGAGGCGCAGTATGCGGCGCAGACCGAGGCGACGGTCGAGGCGGTCAAGCGCTGGAACCTCTCGATCACCGAGGCC